ACGTCCATGTCACCGGTAAGCCTAAGCAGAGACTAAGCTTACGCTACGCGGACGCGATGGCCAGCTCAGCCCCAGCCCGCAGATTCATTGCATTGAAATCTTTCTCCGCCATGTACATCAGCTCCGCTCCAACGCTCTGCATCTCGATGACGTCATCGTAATCAGGTACCAGATCCTGATCATTGGCCACGTTGGTAATCGCAGATGAGAGACCGAATTGCGTGAAGTCTCCGCCTTTCACCAGCCGGCCGAATACACCGCCGGTCACGGCATCGGTCAGGTTATGCTTCTTCTGCACTTCCTTCACCACTTCCTGCAGAGCGTCCACGTTCAGCTCATGATTCTTTGCTTGCTCCAGCTTCAGCATTTCATCCTTAAGGCCGATCTCGCTTAAGCTCTTCCGCGTCATATCCTGCATCGCGGACATGAAGGCCTGATCATCGAACCGCAGGGTCTTCGCGCTGAACTCCTCAACCGCCATACCCGTAGTATTCCCCAGCCGTCCGCCGATATGCATCTTGTTAAACTCCTGCATGCCTTTCATGCCGTTGAGGCAGATCAGGAAGTACAGTAGAGACGCGAAGGATGCCTTCCCTTGGCCGATCTCGCTATTGCTAATGGTAAGCCCCGCGTACAGGATATCGTTCACCTTGGGACTCACCACGGCCTTTACCTCGTGAGTGATCAGCTGAATGTACATCCGGCGCTCAGTGATCTCAGCGCTCAGCGGTTTCACGTCCATGCCCGATTTCTCGATCTCTTCGAACACTCCGGACGCTACTACGATATTATCTATCGGCCGGTAGCCATCGGAGAGGAACGCCCGCGCTGATCCATCAAGCGTCCGCACGAGATGCTTGCTCTCCGACTGCTTCAGCCATGTATTCACGTTATGCTTGAGTAGATCCGGAGCTTCCTCAGCCATCCGATCATAGTACCGCTTGGGGATCCCCAGCTTCTCAGCGATTTGCCCGCCTGCATATTTGCCCACGCTGAACACGTCATTTACACCGCGCATTGCCAGTACCGGTTTATCGTTTTCCAACTGCATCTCGATCTGAGTAGCCGGCGCCACGAAGTCTCTCGATGCATCATGCCGTCTCTGAATCTCTCCTGCCAGTTCCGCTAATGATTTTCTTGCTTGCATAGTCGTATCTCCTCACATAGGTTAATGTAGATTAATGTATATACGTTGCACTATCCTGTAAATTGTATATCGGTGATCACTGCATAAAAATCTACTGCTTCTCCTTCCGGATCTATAATAAGCACGTTATGCTTATGCTCGCCGATCTTATAGATCCCGTAGCTATCGCCATCCTCTTTCCAGCCGGCCAGCTCAGCCCGTGCTATCTTCGTGGCCTTATGAAAATTACCGCGGTAGGGAATAAACTTGATGACCTGATTGGATACGTGATCCATGATCCGGATAGTGAATGCATCTCCGTGGTTATCGCTATCGGGATGCAGAGCCAATCCTCTGTAACGCCTATCATCTATTGTCATTGTCATCACCTCCTCTCGTCACCATGATTAAGCATCCTATGCTGAGCGCTCATGCAGAGGCTCATCGGTAAGCCCCTGCGCCAGCGCTCCGGCCGGCGTTGCCTAGATCTGGTACTCCACTTTTTCGCCAGCTTCGTCCAGCGTTATTTCCATTACCCTGATGCACTCAAGGTAATGTTTCATCCCTTCAGTATCGCCGTTATTGCGACAGGCCTCGTATCGCTCGATGAAGCCGAACCGATCCATGACAGTTGCGCTGATCACTTCCTGATTCCTTATGTCAGCGTTACTACATACCATCCGGCCGGCCTCTACGGTCACGGCATCGCCATCGGTATTAGTAGCCGTATTCTTCTTCGGCATCGCATCGATTGCTCTCAGCCGTTCATCGTTCTCGTTGGTCACTGCCAGAGCATTCATCCAGCCGGCCATGTCACTGTACGTGTTATCCTTAATGTTCCTCAGCGTCTCGCGGACGCCCGCCAGTGCTACATTCACGAACCGTTGGAACTCCATGTCCTCAAAGTCCCAGTCACCTTTCAGCGCTTCGAGCTTGTTCAGCTGAGCCTGTAGTGCGGTCACCGTCTCTTTCACTTCCCTCTGGATATCTTCGTTTAAGCTTCTGGTCATGTTCTTATCTCCTCACATAGGTTAATGTAGATTAATGTATATACGTTGCTATTCCTCATCGTTATCGTAGTAGCACTTCTTACACGTCATCAAACCATCGCTTGTGATCACCGTGCTCTCACTGTACGGTACGCGTGACCCGCCTCTCATCAGGAAGCTACCGTCATTGTTGACCAGCCTCTTCCCGCATACCGTGCATTCATGTTGCCACGGCAGTGAGCGGTCAAGTGCGTAGTATCTGCTACCGGTCTTCTCATTCACCTTCGACTCCGCCTGCCAGATGAATACCTTTTCTTCCGGAACCGTATGCCCGCAGTCCCTGCACTCCATTACACGCTCCATCTCACTGGTGAACCGGAATAGCATCGCGTTGTTGTGACTGCATACCGGACATACCGGCTCATCCGTTCCCTGCCTCTTCAGTACTATGTTACCTTCCGGTGTTCTCATCGTCTATTCTCCTCACATAGGTTAATGTATATACGTTGCACTATCCTCTCTGCTTCTCTTCGATCATAGCTTGCATGGTCAGCTCAGCGTCCTCACGGTCATCAGTGTAGTATGTCCGCGCCTCATTCCTCCGGCCGTCCTCGATCACCACTACCTGATACTCCCCGTCATCCTTCACTATCCTGAATCTCGTCATCGTCTCATCACCTCCTTTATCTGGGATCCCCGCGCCCCGCCAAACCGCGCCGGTACCACAGTTATCTCATAATGTCAACCTAATGTCAAGAAAATAATACGGACTAACGCCATAATAATTAGTACTCGCAGCGCCGTCAACTTCAGCCCAAATCGCTCAGGCTAATCACGATCGCCCCGGGGGATCTCAGCCCGCCCAGGGGAATGGCATCTTGCGCCATGCCCCGCCAGCCCAGCCGGATCCATCAGCCCGCTCAGGATCCACGATCCCATCCGACTCAACCAGCCCGCCTCAGGCCTTCCGGCCGGTAAAGCCCCAGATCATCACCATCCGGCTTACGAGGTTGCCTCAGGAGCCACGATCTCAAGGCCACTCGATACATAGCATGGCCAGATTTAGGCCTCAGCGATCCTAGCTCCCTGCGCGCGGTATACCTAGGGGCATGACCTTGGATCCAGAGAGGCTACGATTAGAGCCTGTAGCTATTTCGCGGATCCGGCCAGCCCCTCGCGATGAGGCCTGCATCTGGAGACGCGCTCAGGATCTAGGGATCCGGCCGGTCAGCTCTGGATCCATCCGGCTTAGCCCAGCCATGGCACGGCCTTAAGATTATCGCGCGTTATATATATACCGCACTACACTCATCCGGCCTTCCGGATCCCATAAGCATACGCAACTATGTGATAACGCAGTGATCTTACGTCCGATAAGATATATTATGTTAACCAACATGCCCCCCCATGCCTCGTCAGGACGCCAATCAAGATAACGTGGGGAGGGGAGGCCGGCCGGCTGGCCACCGCTGAGCATAGGATAATATCCCTGTCCTGCCTGAAACGCGAAGCCCCCAAGCCCCCCCCCATCCAGACACGAGGGGGTCTCTCTAAAAACGCGACCCATTTTTTTTCACAATCCTCTCCCTGGTGCGTTAAAAACTTGACACCACCCTGCATTGTGCTAATCTGGGGGTACTTAAAGGAAATAACGACGTGTCCCCGCACGGTCTCATTTCCTCGCTGGTATAGGCTGCTCTCATCCCACGGTAGCCTGTATTACCCTTCACCCAGGGGAGGGGGAGCGGCTGATCCCCAGCTTCCTCTCCCCCCCTTTTTTAGGAGGTAATTATGGCCAAAAAAATAGGAGCAGCGCCGAAGAGTAAAGCAGGGCGTGATAAGTTTTATCGTGAGGGGAAGCTGCCTAATACGGTCAAAATTGGTGGGAAGTATGTGCAGATGCCGAAGAAGAAGGGGAGGTAATTATGGCCAAGCGCCCGAAATTCAACCCATTTGCCACTAAGGGGAAAGGTGATTATGACGATGAGACGGCCAAAAAGCGGGGGATGCAGGTTAAAAAGGGCCAGCACGGCGGATCACTGGATCCCAAGACCGGAATGGTGCTGAAGTCCCGGGGGCATCCTTCTTTTTTTAAGACCAGGGCGACTGAAGAGCACCTGGACAGTGATATTAAGTTTAAGAAGGGCCGGTATTACTCAGTGCCCAGGAAAAAGAGGATGGCGGATACGTTGAAACCGAAGAAAGGTAGGTGATTATGGCTAATAAGAAAAAGAGCACTACCACGACCAGGATCCCGCAGCAGCAGACGGGAGCGATGAAGAACCGGAAGGGATCTGGCTGGACGAAGGGGTCAGCGCTTATTCATCACGGTGAGTTTAACTGGGATGTTCCAACGAAGAAAAACCCTACTCACACGTATAATGAGAAATATCCAAAGAAAGGGAAGTAAATATGCGGTCCACAAAGGACGATAACAACGGGAATGGCCAAGACATAAAGGCATCAGCCCTTGTTAATTACCGGAAAGAGCTCTCTGAAAGCAAGCTTCCTTCCGTCCTGTCCTCCTATATGTCCACTGACGCGCTTCCTGAAGACTACAAGGGCATCGACCCCTATATTAAGGGCGTTCGACGGGAGCTGATTCGTGAAGCTGGTGGGAAATTGAACCAGCTCCAGATGGTAGTACTCGACGGGATATGTGAAGTGCTCATCCTTTCCAAGTATATCACGACCTATGTTGGGCAGGACATAGGCGGAACGGTCATCGCTACCAATAAATTTGACGTTCAGTACGTGTCGGAGGTCATTACCAAGGGATTTGCGGGCCTTCAGGCCCTTTTAGATAAAAAACTTAAGCTTTTTCGTGATTTATGCGAGCAGAACCGGACAGATGAGGCCCATGAAGACTATTTGCGGGCCGTTATGGGCAAAACTGCCGGTACGACTAAGGGAAAAACAGGCAGATAAGGGCTATGTGCCCGAAAATGTGGGTAGGATGGGCGGGAAATTGTGAAAGGAGGAGGTATGGGTAAGTCAGTGAAGCAGGCGCAGAGAGAAACTGATGAATTGCGGTCAAGTGTGCGTGGAATGCTTAAAGATCGTGTTAAACGGGGGCTGCCAATCCCGAAAAGCGGACAGAAATTAGCTTACGGCGGGCCGGATCTCGATTCTAAAGGCATCCGGAAGTATGTGAAGAAGCGGAAGGCCAAATAACCTATCAATGGAGGGACTAACCCGCCTAAAAGGAAGCCTCCAGGGCGGGGAAGAGGATATACACCAGTTTAAAATTCCCATGTCTACCGACCTTTTACGTGTCAAAATTTTGACGGTACTCCTATGGCCATATCAAACGAACAGTGGGCTATCTACAAGAACGACATTATCGCGTTCGTAAACGATCTTGTCTACGTCCCGTCGTCCTCAGCTCAGGAGGTTATAAAGGTAAAGCTAGAAGGACCCTGGGCATACCAGGGTGAAATCATCTCCGAAATTACTAAAAAACTCCCCTCCGGACGGTTCAAGTACTCAACAGCAGCCATTTGTATCCCAAAGCAGAACGGTAAGACCTTTTCCGCTTCCCTCATCCTCACCTGGCGGTTCATGACCCACTTTAACGTCCAGGGAGTCGTAGCATCCAACTCTAAAGACCAGGCTTCATCCGTCGTATTCGACACTTTCAAATCCATGATAAAGTATTCCCCAGAGCTCGCCAAAATGGTAGGACCGGAGAACATTCTCGACAAAGAGATTCGCAACCCAAAGACCAACTCTATCGTTACTGTCCTCTCTTCCTCCAAGGCAGCTGCCTGGGGGTACGGTATAGACATAGCGGTGGTAGACGAGATTCACGCTGCCCCTGACGATGAAGGTATCTACAATATCCTTGCATCGCAGACCGGTCCACGCGATGGCCAGATCATCTTACCGTCCCAGGTCTCATCCCAGCTCAACATCCTCTACCACCTCTATAACGTACACCAGCAGAAACTCGATCCATCGCTCTATTTCCTCTATATCCAGGGTATAAACCCGTCCCCGCTCGTTACCCAGCGATGGCTGTCATCACGAAAAGCCCAGCTCACCCCCGCTCAATACGCCCTTTACCATGATAATGACTGGATTTTCTCTACCCGCAAGCTATTTGACCCCGATAAAGTAGGAAAGGCGGTAGTTAACGGGGAAGATTTCTCCTGTCCTGTCACCAAGCCCGAATTAATGGACTGGGAGCACAAACTGGGCACTAAATTCCACATCGGCGGTGGCCTTGACCGCGCCCTTCCCTATTCCAAGCACGGAGATCGTACTTTCTGGACGACCGTCGGGAAAGGAAAGACCCGGGGGGAGGAGTTCTGGCTCCTTTTAAACCAGGAACAGATCGATAATTCAAAGGAAGCAGACATAAAGCGGGCTATCCGTGCTGATCACGACCGGTACCGCCTGTCCAATGTAGTATTCGAAGTCTACCAGGCTGCCGACTTGCTCCAGTGGACGATAGAACAAGGCATTACCGCTGAACTCGTCCATCCCGTTGACCGGACCCAGGTAGCTGCATTCACCCGATTCCATCAAATAGTCAACCAGGAGCAGCTGGCCATACCCGAAGGCCTGCCGGCAGTAACCGATCGTGACGAGAAAACCGGCCGCCTCCCTATCCTCATTAAGGAGATGAAAGAGTTTGAGCATGAAATGGATGGAGCCGTCCCTAAGTTCGGACATAAACCAGGAGCCAAGTACCATGACGACAGTGTCTATTCCTTAAACTGGGCAATATATGCCTTACGGGAGAAAGAAGCTTATGAGCACAAGGCGTCAAGAAGAAGGGAAGCCTATACCCACAGGTCTGAGGTTAATCAGTTCACGGGAAGGTGAGCCATCCCCCATAAACAAGCAGCGGGAAGCTTTGGATGAAGTGGCAGACATGACGGATGAAGATATCCTTACGGCAGATGGCTTTGACGATGCCCTCATAGGATACACGGACTCGTGGAGTGGAAACGAACGGCCGTTACGGGCAGTTTACGACAGGCAGAAGTGTATCGATATATTATTCGCTGAGATGGATTGCGGCATGGAGGAGTGTGAGGAATATTTTGATTTCAACGTGGCTGGAGGTTACGCTGGCCCCAACACTCCTGTCTTTGTGGAGATGTTCAAATGAATGGGAAATGCCCCGATTGCAAGAAAGAAATCCAGCTTCATGTCTCAACTGACAACCTCATTTTCTTCATCCAGAAATGCGTCTTTTGCGATCACGAACATACCGTAGTGGTTCGTAATTTCAAGTTAATAAACGGACAGGTAACGGGCGAGCTGATAGATGGTTCAGCAGAACATTACGATATAAGGAGTAAAGACGATGGCTGAAAATCGAATAACGCAGCCGGACGGGACTGTATATCAACCCCCAACCCCTTCAAAGCTCGATCGCGCAAAAGAAGTGCTAAACGAGCGGCTACGGGCATCAAAGCGGATAGTAAACGCTAAAAAAGGTAAGTGGAAGACCTGGGACCGGATGTACAAGAACGAACAGCTGGCCAACCGCATAGAGGGCGAATCCAACCTCGTGCTCCCGAAAGCCGACTATATCGCCGAAGTCATCTCCGCCAAGGTCATAAACGCCGTCTTTTCGGTTACCGACTGGCTTACCATGCGGCATCCGGAAATAGACGAGAAGACCTTAAACGAACAGCAGACGTTCTTCATGTGGGTAATGGACCGGAAAGTCAACTTCTACCTCACAGCCATAGAGCTTTTCAAGTCATCCCCCATTAAGGGCACCTCCATCTGCAAGGTATTCATGCGGAATTTCTGGCCCTATGTAGAATACCTGGACCTCGAGTCCTTCTATCCAGACCCCATGGCTAGAAAGCCCGGAGATATCCAGTCAATGCGGTTCTGTATGCATCAGTTCAAACGGGACTTAAACCAGCTTAAAAGATTCACCGCTCCAGACGGCCGGTCGATATATGAAAACATGGATAAGCTGGAGACACTCGGGAAATCAAAACTAGGCGATTCTATGACCATGTCCGGCACCAATACTGCAGTCGAGGATAAAACTACTCCCGTTTTCGACCTGGTGGAGTACCATGGTGAGTTCGAGTACGAAAAGGGAAAGTTCGGCGAATACATCATGACCGGCGCTCTTCGTGAAGAATCTTCCGACCAGTGCGAGTTCGTTATCCGCTGCGAGCCATCTTCCTTTCGCGTAAAGGACAATTACTCCGGAGACACCATCTACCTGAAGCCATTTGTTTCCAACATCTATTCTGTAAACCCGGGTGAGTTCTATGGCAAATCCGCCATCCAATCCGTCGAATCTCTCATCAACGAGCAGACCGATATCCACAACCTCTATATGGATAACCACAAACGCCTGGTAAACGGCATAACGAAAGTCCTCAACCGCTCCGATCTCACTCGTGACGATCTCCGGCAGGTGCCAGGGGCCATTTGGTTTATGGATTCTTTCGAAGACGTTGATCTCGAGCAGCCGCAGGGAGTAAACCTGGGAGAATACCGGCAAATCCACGAGCTACTCGACCGCGAGATAGAGAAAGCCTCATCTGTCACCGCCTACAACTTAGGAGTCGGCCGAACAAAACGGGAAACTTACGGAGAGGTCCGGTCCATGATTAATGAAGCTTCCGACCGGTTCCAGCTTTTCATCCAGATGGCCGATCGAATAACCCTCCGGCCGGTTGCCCAGCGCGTATACGCCCTTCTCCGCCAGACCTTCGACATCTACTACGGCGGCGATTTCATCATCAACGGTAAGCCAATCTCCATCCAGAAAGAAAACCTGCTCGAGGATATGGACGTGCAGTTCTCTGCATCCACCGTTGAGACTGAACACTCCAAGTACTCAAAGCAGCAGACGTTTCCGCAGCTCCTCACCATCTTCCAGCAGATTGCGGGGTCCCGTCTCAACATAGACGAAATAACTGCTGAAGTGGGCCAGTTGTTCAACTTCACTAAACCTGAACGGTTCCTTCATCCAGAGGAATATATTCCGATCTCAAAGCTCCCGCCGGAAGTTCAGCCTATTGCCCAGGAGATAATAGCCCAGGAACAGCAGGCTGCAGGGAGCGGTGGGGGTATGCCCACTCCCCAAATGCCGCAACCTCAAATGCCTTCCGGAGAGAACTAAATGCCAAAGAAAAATAAGTTTGATGCGATGGAAGAGGAGCTTTTAAGACAGGAGAAGCATGACCAGGACATCAAGTTAGGGTTCGACCTGCAGGACATGTTGCGTACCGATGCGGGCGCTTTTCTTGTCAAGCACTGGGAGCAGAGAATAGCCATAGCCCTAAAGGAAGGATGTCTCGGTAAGCATCCAAAGGGACATCCCCAGGCCGGAGAATATATGGTACTAGATTACGCTGCTTTCTGTACCGTCCGTGGGTTCTGTAACGGAATCCAGTGGGTTATGGGAGATATTCAGAGCAAGATTAATCGAGCTAAACGGCTCGAACTGGAGCGCCGAAAAGCAGAAAAAGAATCGTCAGAAACTTGACAATGGATACGCGGATGCTAGAATGGGTTATAGATTTAATCAGAGCCCTTGCCAGGGGAAGATATACCGGCAGCTTAAACGTCCGCTTCAAAGACGGCGGGATAAGCTCCATAACCAGGCCTACGGAGAAATCGTCCAATGCATTGAAGATTAACACCAACATAACAGCCGAATAATAAGGTCCACCGTAATTAATTTACGCCACGCCTGAAGATAAGATAGCACGAAAGATTTTACGATCTGCACGTCATCTTATTTCCAGGCGTTTTTTATATTCCACCCCTTTTCAAGGAGCTTCACATGACAGACCCCCAAGTAGACGTTAACACCGCATCGGTTCCGTCAGCCAATGCAGGCGTACCGGCAGCCCCGCCCGCTGCAGCCCCAGACGTTAACAGTGCCCCAGCTCCGTCGGCTGATGGCGAGAGTCAACCAAAACCTCACGAGCAAAGTGTTCCCTATGAGCGGTTTAGCGAAGTGAACGAGAAGTTGAAACAGCTACAGGATGAACTGGAAGCGGCAAAGGCCCAGCAGTATGCTCCCGATGATGGAAACGGGCAGATAGACTGGAATGCCCTGGGGCTCGCCCCTGATTCCGGCACTCTTCCCGCCCAGCAGGCACCCACGTCGTTAGACGAGGAGTTCGAGCAGCGGATTCGAGACGATATGTACGCGAAGCCTTATGCTACATTCGCCCCGATTATCACCGAACTGGCCAGGCAGGTTATCAGGCAGGAACGGGCACAGGAATCCCAGGTACGTCGTATCCCTGACTTCCGCAACTACGAGTCATCGTATTACAACATACCTGACGAGATAGTCCAGCAGACCCAGAACAGCCCTGAAGTGATCCGCTTTCTCATCGCTAAACACCAGGCTACCCTTCGCGGTACCCCCCCGCCTCCAATGCCGGCATCTATGGCCCAGAACTCCAACTATCCACCCCCTCAGCAGGTCCCGTCAGCGCAGCCGGCCAAGACTATGGACGATCTTCGCAAGCAGTATCTGGCAGAAGGGGAGCGGTTAGCAATGGAAAAGGTCAGGGGCCAGCAGGGAGTTACGTCGGAATCAGCCCAGACATACACTACCCCTCAGGCTGATCAGCCTGAGCTGGACGATTACGGCAAGCAGTTTATGAAGAACCTGGGGATATCCGAAGATAAATTCAATAAGGTAGCCGGACGGCTCGCTAAAGGATAACATTCAACTCGAGGAGAAGTAGCCCATGTCAACGAAAAAGAAGGGAACATCATCTAAACCTATCCAGGAAACGACCGTTATGGCTGAACCGGAAGATCGCGTTAGAGTAGAAGCAGGGAATACCAGGAAACCTGAACCCGACGACTTTTTCAAGACGTCGTTCGAAAAGGACCCTGATTTCCACTATCATTGGGCTTCACAGGAATCCAGACGTATCCACGAGCTTAAACGTAAAGGGTATGAGATAGATCCTGCTTCAAGCTCTGAAGAAGCATCGAAAAAGGTTAGTTCTCAGCGGGAGTATCTTAAACGAACCATGTACGATCCAGACACACCTAAAGCAAACGCAGAAATGGCTAAAGAGCTGCTTGACCGCATGGAATCAGCGCCAACCGACACTGTTAATAATATCCCCAACCATGTCCTCATGAGAATACCTATGGAGAAACGACGGGAGATCATGGAGAAGCGGAAGGAAGTGTCAAAACAGATGGAAGCTAAGATTCAGGCAGATGTTCGTGACCTGAACAAGGCACTCCAGCGAAGTGGAAAGGGCGGAATCCAGGCGTTTAAAGAGATGTTCGATAGCCTCAAATAGGAGGAATAACCAATGACTATCATTCGTGCGAATAATACCAACCTGATGAAAGCTGGGCTCGATGAAGTGCTGTTCAGCCCGTGGGAAATGTCCCAGCCGGACAGTATCATCAGCCAGATTTTCAACATGGAGACCCACGATAGTCAGTTTAAAAAGTACCAGACTATCAAGGGATACCCACTGCTCGTCCAAAAGAACGAAGGATCAGCTTACTCTAACGCCGATGCCGGTGAGGCATGGTGGACCCAGCTTGAGCATATCGCTTACGGCCTCTATTCCACCATCACCCATGAGGCCCAGCAAGATGAGCGGTATGGCGTAATCAGGCAGTTCCCCAATTCCATGAGGGAATCGGCCGAAGCCACCATCAACTACCACGCATCCCGTGTGTTTACCAACGGGTTCGCGGCAGTTCCCGAATATCAAACCTCTAACAGGTCAACGTCTGAATACCTGTTTGACACCACCCACGATCTCAAGGGTGGCGGAACTCAGGCAAACCGGCCGTCAACCGATGCAGACCTCTCCGCCACTTCCCTCTGGGCAGCGGTAAACTCCTTCTACGAAGTAACCAATGAATCCGGTCTTCCCTGGGTTAAATCCCCGAAGATCCTGCTCCTGCCCCATCAGCTTCAGCAAAAGGGCATCGAGCTGCTTCAATCTGAGAAATACCCAGAGAACGCTGAGAACGCGATCAACGCGCTCCGGAAAGCAACCCAGATCGACTCTGTTATCTGGCCTTACTGGCTCGGATCAGTCGATCCC